CTCTTATTGTATCTCGAATGATCGACTACGACATCAAGGACGGACACAGCTTGAAGGCATGGGGTATCCGCCTCGGTCTCCATAAGGGTGAACACAAGGATTGGTCTAAGCTCTCGCAAGAGATGATCGACTACTGCCACCAAGACGTTCTGGTTACCTGTGCTCTATTCGAACGCTTCCGTAAGTTTATCTTCGACAAAGACATGGCTATGGGCCTACGTTGTGAGCACGACATCCAAATCCTCTGCGAAGAAATGACGACCAATGGGTTCAAGTTTGACAAGGAGAAGGCTGAGGAGTATCTGGCTGAGGTCACTGAACGTATGAACGAACTTGAGGCTGGCTTCCAAAGGGACTTCCCCGCTAAGCTTCAAGAGGTACACAGGGTCAAGTTCAGGGTAAAGCAGGATGGGTCACTGTACTCCACTGTTGTCGATGCTAAGAAGAAATACCCTGTCACTCACGTCGATGGCGAAAACTTAATCTGCAAGGATTGGGTACCCTTCGACCCTGCATCACCCCGTCAGCGTATCGACAGATTGTGGGAAGCAGGATGGACACCCGTAGACAAGACAAAAGGACACATAGAGTATGAGCGTGAGCAACGGATCAAAAACAAGCCCAAGTGGCAAGGACGAGGAAGATGATCGTGGCGCTAAGTTTGCCCGCTACGGGTGGATGTGCAATGAGATGAATCTGTCGACACTCCCAGAGGATGCACCTGATGGCGCTAGGAACCTATCGGAGTGGCTCACCCTTGAGGGTCGTAGATCAAGTCTTGTCGAATGGCTGGGCCACGTTAAGGACGACGGACGCATCCACGGTAGGTTCACCCACATTGGGGCATGGACGGGTCGTATGGCTCACTCTGCACCTAACCAAGCTAACATTCCTGCAGCCTTCCACGGCACCGCTAAGAGTGCTGTCGACAAGGTGAAGGAGAAGTACGACGGTAAGATGCGTGGACTGTGGGGTGTCGAAGAAGGTAACTGGCTCGTAGGCACTGACGCTGAGGGTATCCAGCTACGCATCCTCGCCCACCTGATGAAGTCTGAGGAGTACATTCACGCTATCGTCAGTGGACGTAAGGAAGATGAGACAGATATCCATAACCTGAACAAGAGGGCTTTGGGTATGTCGCATGTGACTAGGGATATGGCCAAGACCTTTATCTACGCCTTCCTCCTCGGGGCAGGTAACGACAAAGTGGGGCAGATTCTCAAGGTCAGTGCCAAGGAAGCGGGTCAGGCTGTCGAAAACTTCATGGAGAGTATCAACGGTCTGAGTCGTCTAAAGAAGCAAGTGATCCCTCACATCGCAGAGATGGGTTGGTTCAAGGGCTTGGACGGACGCAAGGTCAAGGTTCCTAACGAACACAAGACACTTGCAGGGTTGCTACAGAATGGTGAGGCTGTCGTCATGAAACATGCGGCGCTTAGATGGACAAACTCCGCAAGAGAAATGGGGATTAAGTTCAAGCTAGTCACGTGGCCTCATGATGAATGGCAGACGGAAGTGTACGGAGACAAAGAACAGGCAGAGTTACTGGGTTCCATCCAACGTCAGTCCATTGTTGACACCGGGGTAAAACTCAGTATACTATGCCCTCTCGCAGGATCGACTGATATCGGTCGGAATTGGTTTGACACCCACTAAAGGAGACGACAAATGGGTAAGACGAAAATTGGTGTGTTCGAAGGTGAAATCTACTGGGCGCGTGTGTTCCCCGGTAACATCGACGATAGCGAATACCACAAGGCCACGGAAGGCCAGTACAACTGCATGTTCGTTCCGAAAGACGAAGAAGAGTTGCAGAAGATGCTCAAGCTTGGCTTCCCTCAGAAGTCGATGGGTAACCCTATGGTCCGTGAGATCGAAGCTGCAGGTGGTCGTAAGGGCATGAAGCTCAAGCGTCCTAACGTTCACCCTAAGATCGAAGACTTCGGTGGTGCTCCTGTGGTTACCCACGGCAAGACCGACAAGGCTTGGGATATGGACATTGACGGTGAGCTTGGGAATGGCACTAAGGTTGCCGTTCAGATCAGCATCTACGGTGAAGGTTCCACTGCCTCTGTGCGCCTTGAGAAGGTAGGCGTCCTTGAGTTGGTGCAGTTCGAAGCCTCTGGCGCTATCGGCTGGTAAGATACTAAGGGGGAGCGAAAGTTCCCCCTAACCTCCAGAGGAGAACGTAATGGCTATCACGGCTACGTATATCGACCACATGGGAAGTGATCTGTCTGTCGTCAACGCAGCACGGGTTAGCTTCGGTAAGAAGTCTCACTGTGAAGAAACACGTTGGGTGGATATGGGTGATTGGTGTGGGGATATGCCTGTTGTAAATGACAAAGACACCAAGCTGATCCACTACCTTGCCAAGCACGGACACTACTCACCCTTCGGCCACTGCTTCGCATCCTTCCACATCAAGGCACCTATCTTCGTAGCACGACAACTGGTCAAACATGAGTACCTGCGTATGAATGAGATTAGTCGTCGTTATGTCGATAGTGAACCTGAGTTCTATGTACCTGATGTGTGGCGGGGTCGTAGCAAGGATAAGAAGCAAGGTTCTGAGGGTGTCGTTAAGGACATTCAGACGGATGCTCTACCCCAGTGGCATGACGATGCTCTACACTACTACTCTATGCTGCTTGAGTCTGGTGTCGCCCCTGAAATGGCCCGTATGGTTCTGCCTCAGTCGATGTACACCGAATGGTACTGGTCAGGTTCGATGGATGCCTTCGCGAATATGTGCAACCTACGCCTCAAGGAAGACACCCAGTACGAGACACGTCTGGTAGCACAGCAGATCGACAAAGTAATGAGAGAAATCTACCCCGTAAGCTGGACAGCCCTAGTTGGAGAAGAGATAAAATGAACAGAGATGCCTACGATCTATTCGACGAATTTCTCCTGAGTGATTTTGTCGACAACCTAGTCACCTACCGTATCCGTGAGACTATCCTTGGGCTTCGCCTTTCTATCGACGCCCTTGAGTTCCGTAACCGTACGCAAGGTGGATTACCTAAGGCTCTACGGGAAGACCTTGAGGAGCACTGGGAAGACCTAGACAGTATGGTCCGTGCCTACATCTACTTCTCAGGGGACTACGAGATGGAGCATATCCCTGAGTGGACCCACAAGGACGTGCCTCAGGACACACCGGGGTGGGACTACTGGAACCAAGGTGATATCAAGTGAGGGTTCTGGTAGACGGGGATATCGTAGCGTACAGGGCAGCTTACTCGACCGAAGGTGAGACAGCAGAGACAGCTAAAGAGAAGGCTGACGAACTGATGGACAACATCGCCTTCGATACGACGACAAGAGGGGAAGAGTTGGAGGTGTTCCTGACGGGTAAGGGAAACTTCCGCTACGATCTGTCCCCTACGTACAAGGCTAACCGTAAGGATACACCACGTCCTGAACACCTTGGTCTTGTACGTGGACATCTTGTTGAGGCGTGGGATGCTGTCGTCAGTAGTGGTCAAGAGGCTGATGATCTGATTGCTATTCGTGCTACAGAGCTTGCCTACGACTGCACCATTGTGTCGACAGATAAGGACTTCAAACAGATTCCTTGTCGTCACTACAACCCCAACAAAGGTGAGTGGGCATCCGTAGGTGAGTTCGAGGGTACCATGTTCTTCTACTCCCAGATCGTTATGGGTGACAGAGCGGACAACATCGAAGGCATCCACGGTATCGGACCTGTGAAGGCTAAACGTCTCTTGTCGGAATGCACTACGGAGCAAGAACTGTACGACAAGGTTCTAGGTGCTTACGACAACGACGAGGAACGTGTACTCACTAACGCCCGTCTCCTGTGGCTACGACGCAAAGAGGAAGACGTATGGTACCCGCCAAATCAAAGATAAGACAGAAAGCACTCAAGGCTGGCTATCGTTCTGGCCTTGAGGAAACCGTAGCGGATCAGCTTAAGAAGCTAGGCGTAAGGGCTGAGTACGAGACGACAAAGATCAAGTACAGGGTAGAGGAGGACAGAACGTACACCCCAGACTTTATCTTACCGAATGGTGTCGTCATTGAAACCAAGGGTAGGTTCGTAGCTGCAGACCGTAAGAAACATCTTCTGATCCGTAAGCAGCATCCAGAGCTTGACATTCGCTTTGTCTTCTCCAATAGTAAGGCTAAGCTAAGTAAAGCGTCTAAGACTACTTACGCTGCATGGTGCATCAAACACGGCTTCCTCTACGCCGACAAGGAGATACCGTTAGAATGGCTAACGAAGTAAAAGTCCACAGGATCATTGAGGGTCCGTTCGAGAGCGACGACGAGGATGAAGTTTGGATGCTTTGCCTTGCGGAAGAAGATGGAGAGCTTACGGAGATTGAGGTTTACTTCGACACCTTCGACGAAGCTTACGCTTTCAAGCATCACTTCACCAAGAGTATCGAACCCATCATCCTAGCTAACGACACAGGGGATCACTAACCATGAAAACTCATCTTGTCATTGGCGACCCCCACGCCCACCCTGACTACTCTAACGCACGGGCTGATTGGTTGGGTAAGCTGATCTTGGACCTCAAGCCTGATGTTGTCGTCAACATGGGAGACACTGCGGACCTAGCGTCCATGTCCTCCTTCGACAAAGGAAAGGCATCCTTTCACGGGCGTAACTACCAGAAGGACATTGAGGCCCACCTAGACTTCCAAGATCGTATGTGGCACCCCATCAAGAAGGCGAAGCGTAAGCTACCCCACCGTGTCGTCCTTGAGGGTAACCACGAGAACCGCATCAAGAAGGCCATTCAGTACTCCCCTGAGCTTGAGGGTGATCGCTTCGGGGTCTCGTTCAAGAACCTAGCCTTCGATGATTACTACGATTCTGTTGTCGAATACGATGCGTCTACCCCCGGTGTGATTAACGTTGATGGGATCGACTACTGCCACTACGCTGTCTCAGGTGTATCTGGTCGGGCTTTGTCGTCAATCCACCACGGGTATGACCTTACGGTTAAACGTCACACCTCGACCACCGTAGGCCACAGCCATCTGTTTGACTACCATGTGAACCGTGATAGTAGTGGACGTGTTAGGATGGGTCTTGTGGCTGGTGTTTACCAAGACTATCGTAGCCCTTGGGCAGGTGACATCAACTCGTTCTGGACCGCTGGTGTAGCTATCTGCGGTAATGTAGAGAACGGTGTTTACGACTTCCAGTGGGTCAGTATCGACACCATGAAGAGGATGTATTCGTAATGTTTGACTTGGAGAGCAAACTTAATGCCCTGATAGAAAACTATGGGCTTGCATTACTCCTTGAACAGAACGATATCTCTGAGTATGTTGTCGTCTTGTTTCTTGTCGAAGAGGGCTACATTGACCTAGCCGACTACTTCAACCTTGATGCTGAAATGGAAGAATGGAAGAGGATCGAAGAATGATTAGTGGTGAGGATATCGAAGCGTTCTTGGATGAGAAGCGTAGGGCTGATCTTACGCTCAATGCCTACCAGAAGGCTGCACGACGTACGGCTATCTACAAGGACAAGATCATCTACCCAGCGTTGGGTCTGTGTGGTGAGTCTGGTGAGGTCGCTGAGAAGATCAAGAAGTATCTCCGTGACGGAGTTATGAACGACAAAGAAGTGGCTAAGGAGCTTGGTGATGTGCTCTGGTACATTGCGAACCTAGCCGAAGACCTTGGGTACGACCTAGCTGAAATCGCGGATATGAACCTTGAGAAGCTAGCTGATCGTGTCAATCGAAACGTAATCAAAGGAAGCGGAGACAACCGATAATGAGCAACCACCTGCCTACAGACTACCAAGCCTTCATTCATACTTCGCGGTATGCACGTTGGCTTGAAGAAGAGAACCGCCGTGAGACTTGGGCTGAGACTGTCGGTCGCTACATGACTAAGGTTGTCGTTCCGAAGACCCGTGACGAGATTGTTGTCGGTGACATTGAAGAGGCTATCCTTGGCCTTGAGATCATGCCTTCGATGCGGGCGCTTATGACTGCTGGTCCTGCCTTGGATCGTGATAACACCGCTGGCTACAACTGCAGCTACCTCCCTGTGGACGACCCCAAGTCCTTCGACGAAGCTATGTTCATCCTGCTCTGTGGCACTGGCGTAGGTTTCTCCGTTGAGCGTCAATACGTCCAGAAGCTGCCCGAGGTTCCTGACCAACTCTTCGTCGCTGAGGATGTTATCGTAGTCCACGACAGCAAAGAGGGCTGGGCTAAGTCCTTCCGTAAGTTGGTGGCTATGCTGTACGCAGGGGAAATCCCTACGTGGGACACCTCGAAGGTCCGTAAGGCTGGTGCTAAGTTGAAGACCTTTGGTGGTCGTGCCTCTGGTCCTGCACCTCTGGAAGACCTCTTCCGCTTCACCGTGGCTATGTTCAAGGGTGCTCAGGGGCGTAAGCTCTCGTCCATTGAATGTCATGACCTGATGTGTAAGATTGGTGAAGTTGTCGTTGTGGGTGGTGTACGCCGCTCTGCCATGATCTCTTTGTCGAACCTGTCTGACGACCGTATGCGTCATGCTAAGTCTGGCAACTGGTGGGAAGGCCAAGGTCAACGTGCTCTGGCTAACAACTCTGTAGCATACACTGAGAAGCCCGACATGGAAACCTTCATGCGTGAGTGGCTTTCTCTGGTCGAATCCAAGTCTGGTGAACGTGGTATCTTCTCGCGTCCTGCCAGCAAGAAGCAAGCTAACAAAAGTGGACGACGCAATGCAGACTATGACTTCGGCACTAACCCGTGCAGTGAAATCATTCTTCGCCCGTATCAGTTCTGCAATCTCACGGAAGTCGTGGTCAGAGCTACGGATACACTTGAGGACTTGGAGCGGAAAGTAACTCTGGCTACGATCCTTGGCACCATCCAGAGCACCTACACGCACTTCCCGTATCTGCGTAAGATTTGGCAGAAGAACACTGAGGAAGAGCGTCTCTTGGGTGTGTCGTTAACTGGCATCATGGATAA